GGGAGATTGTATCATGGCTTTTTGGAACGCTCCTCTACCATGTGAGAATCATTCTGAAATGGCTGTTAAGTCTGCTATAGAGATAGAGTTAGAATGTGAGAAGATGAACAAAGAACTCATTGAACAAGGTTTAGACTTACCGTCAGTTAAGATGGGTACAGGCGTGAATACGGGACCATGTATTGTGGGTAACATGGGAAGCGAATCGAGATTTGACTATTCAGTAGTCGGAGATGCGGTTAACCTAGCTGCTAGGTTGGAAGTTCAAACGAGAACTTATGATACTCCTATTCTTATATCTGAATATACATACAATGAGGCTAATATTCTTTGTGAACGGTTAGATGAGATAAAGGTGAAGGGTAAAGATGACCCTGTTATTATCTACGCTCCTGTAATCAATGGTGAAGTTCGTAAACTTATTAAGTAAGAGTTATCTTACAGACTTTGTTAATTCTACCTGATTTCATCAACTTATGAAATCTCTTAAATGTTTTCTTTAAATATTTCATACTACTATTTATGTCACACAACTGTCACACTTGTAACCACCTGTACACTTTTGTTATAATGTAAATAATGGAGTTGAATCTTGAAAAGTGGTTGGTTGGGTGAAGATACAAACGGACATAGAAATACTGGACCCGTGGTCTGGTTGGGAAATGGTGAACACTACTCCGAGTCGAGGCCTTACGACATTAAAAAAGCTGAGGGATGAAAATGGGGTTAAACCCATGAATAAAAGTTGACACCGCGGGTACACAAATGGTATACTATGTACATAGAGTTGATAATAAAGAGGTAAATAAAATATGAACGAAAAACAAAGTCTTTTAGAATTACGAATGGGGTTCCGTAAGAATTTCAGGGAAGTATATGATTTCTTAATGGATTTAGATGAGAGAGGAGACAACGCATTTATGCAATCATTGTATAGACAATTTATGCAATATGGTACTCTGTCATTAAAACAAAGGGAGTCAGTTATGAACGCGAAACAATATTTGATAAAGATGGAAAAACGAGAAGAACTTAAAGAAGTTCATAAAGATGATGAACCTATGGGTTCTTATGTTGGTACTCTAAAGACTAGATACGACATGGTACTTAAGTTCATTAGTGTACGAGATACATCACGAGGATTTTGGGTTCAGACTTTTCAAGACAAAACTGGTAATCAGTTAATGACTTTTTCTGATACAAGAAACATTCTTCTTGACGGACTCTCACCACAAACTATAACAGAAGGTGATTGTTTTACTTGTCGAGCGACAGTCAACAGACACTCAGTTAACGATTTCGATCCCTTAAACAAAGTCAAACAGACAGTTATTAATAGAATCAAGTATCACAGATACCTTGGTAGAAAGGAGGCATCATGAGTGCAATACCACATTACGGTGTAAGTAGAAAATCGTTAGTAAAACGAACCTTCTTCTTAAGACAAGCCGCAGAAAGAGCTACCGACCCCGAGTTCAAAGCTTTATGGGAAAGAAAGAAAAGTGAATTATTAGTTAAACATAGAAGAATTTCGATGAATTAATTGTTATAAATATAAGGGTAGATGCCAAAAGGGTCTACATTTTAACCTTGCTATAAACAGGAGGTCACAATGACTATAAATGAGCAAATCTGGAGAGACTTATCTCCATTCACAGTCGGATTCGATAATGTTTTTAATAACTTAGAGAGAGTTCGATCAATACCACAAACCAACTATCCGCCTTACAATATTCGTAAAGGTAAAGTAGAAGATACTTTCCTTATCGAATTAGCTGTCGCTGGATTTAGTGAAGAGGACTTAACTATATCAGTTAAAGAATCCGATCTCACTATTGAAGGAGATATAGGTGATAAAGAGAATGGGTTTATCCATCAAGGAATCTCACAACGAAAATTCAACAGGAACTTTGTTCTAGCTGAAGATGTAATTGTAAAAGGTTCCGATCTTTCTAATGGTATTCTTACCATCTATGTAGAGAGAATAGTTCCTGAAGAAAAGAAAGCTAGAACTATTGCGATTGGTGGTGTTAAGTCATCAGTAAAGAAGCAATTCTTATCTGAATAAATAATATGTATTCATGGGGTGTTAAAAACTTGACACCTCAGAGAATACTGTTATAATAATAGTATGTTTAGAAAACTAAACAATTTTAATAATCAATCGGGAGATAAATATGGGAATTTGGAATAAATTCGTTACTTTCATGGTTGGTGAAGAACCGTCTGGTGAAAGAGCTAGAAGTGAAAAAGGTAGATTTGTAAAAGATGATCCTAAGACAGCTTCAGTAAATGAAGCCTACAAAGATGGAAAAACACCAGTTAAGAAAGCTAGAAAGGTAGCTGTCAAAAAGACAACAGCTAAGAAAACAACAACTAAGGGTCGTGGACGACCTAAAGGTTCAAAAAATAAAGTTAAATGAAGTCGGTCGGTCTTATACAAGTCGTAGCTTCTTTATTCGGTTTGTTTGTAGTAACAAGTCTTTTAGTTGGGTACGATATGTCCCCACTATTTGGAATGTTAAACACACTAACTGGATTCTTTGGGTTACTAGCGTTTGTAGCTATCCTAGGTTATGCCGAAAATAGATAAAGACCTAAATACTCATTATCCGTTATTTGATAGTGGACTCTATACAGAAGTCGTACATCAAAATGGAGAGAAAGCTGTAAAAATCTTAACAGGGGAATATACTGATGTTATTTTTCAATATGGGAAAGTTAATATGATCCCTAGAGAAGAATCAGAGATTCCAACTATAGATTTTGAACGAGCTGTCAGATCGTGTCCTGAAAATTTAAAAGATACGATATCGGAAGATGAAAAATTCAATCAACTTATGAGTAATATACTCATAGAACTACTAGCCAACCAAGGGCTTGAGGAAATAAAACATGGAATATAGTAAAGAGTTTTACAAAAGACTCCAAGAAGAAATAACTGCAGATGAGGGTGAAGTACTTAAAGTATACTTAGATCATCTAGGTTACCCTACAGTAGGTGTAGGACATTTGATTTTAGAATCAGATGATGAGTACAAATTCGGAGAAGGAGAGCCAATCACACAAACTAGATGTGATGAGTTATTCTACAAAGATATTAATATTGTACTAACCGAATGTGAAAGTAGAGATGAATTTAGTTGGGAATCATATCCTGAAGAAGTTAAACTCATTGTAGCTAACATGGCATTCAATCTAGGACTAACTAGATTAACAAAGTTTAAGAAAATGATTTCTGCTTTGAATGAAGGTGACTACAAACAAGCATCAGTCGAAGGTCTAGACTCAAAATGGGCCAAACAGGTTTACAACCGTGCTAAGAGATTAATGAATCGATTACGCGATGTAAGTCAGTAAATAAAATATAGGATATATTATGGAAATAGATAAACAATTAAGAGAAGCTCTTAAGATGAGATATCAAGGTGAGGTGGCAGCTGCTAAGGCTAACATCAGTGTATACATGAAACATCCAGTAGGTATCGGAGAACACTCTGATCTTATTGGTGCTATTGATGAACAACTTGGACTACTAACAACAGCTGAAGAGAAAATCAAAGCGTTAGAAGTACATTATGAACCCGTGAGAGTTTGACAAGAATCAATGTAATCCCTGTAAAGGAACTAACAGATCAACATCTGATCGCTGAGTATCGTGAGATATTCATGATTGGTTCTGCTTTACAAAAATCACTATCATCGCCCAATTGGGATAAGAATCGGATACCTAAAGTATTAACTTTGGGTACTGGTCATGTCATGTTCTTTTATGACAAGGGTCGATATCTGTACAAAAGATATCTTAAGATAAGAGACCAAATGTTAATGAGAGGGTTTAGTCCAGCTCCCGATAGAGGATTCAAGGTCGAACAATGGCCCGTTGAATATTACAAAGACTGGACTCCCACACCTAGGGATGAACAAGTCATTAGAACACGGATAGAAGAAAGAATAAAACAAAAACCAAATTGGTATAGACAGAATGGGAAACCTCTGTTATAATATATTATACACACACTAAAAGACACACATGCATTACTACACAAACATAAAACGATATAAAGATTTCATCCTCGCGAGAGGAGTGAAAAACGGTCAGAAGTACCTCAAACGAGTTAAGTACGAACCAACTCTTTATATTCCCACAAACAAAGAAACACCACATAAATCGATTAGTGGTGAATACTTACAATCAAAGAAGTTCAACTCACCGAGTGACGCTAGACATTGGAAGAAACAATACGACAATACAGGTATTGATATTCATGGTCTGGAACAATGGGAGTATACTTACATCGCGGAATCATTTCCTTCTGATATTGAATTTGATATCAAGAAAATCAATATACTTAACATCGATATAGAGTGTGAGTGTGAGAACGGATTTCCAGAACCAACTGAAGCGGAAGAGAAAGTCAACGCGATAACAATGAAACTCTTTGGACATAAAGAGACTCATGTAATTGGTACAGACAATTTTGATTTCAAAACTGATGATCCAAATGTGATCTATCATAGATGTCATCATGAGAAAGATTTACTTAAAACATTCATGAAAGTTTGGGATGAGTTAGAACCCGATATTATTACAGGGTGGAATGTTGAAACCTTCGACATAGCTTATCTAGTTAATCGTATCTGGAAACTATTTGATTGGAATACAGTTACAAAATTATCACCACACGGATTAATTACATCAAGAGAATGGTTATACATGGGTCAGAAGAAAATGATCTCATACGACATCGCTGGAATATCTATTCTAGATTATCTTGATATGTACAAGAAGTTTACATACATTACACGAGAGACATATCGATTAGATCATGTCGCGGAAGTAGAATTGGGTAAGAAGAAAATTGATTACTCAGAGTTCGGAGCGATGCATCTATTCTATAAGAAAGATTATCAGAAGTTCTTGGACTATAATATTCGTGATACAGAACTGGTTGAAGAACTAGATAACAAGTTACAACTTATGGAGTTAGTTATCACTATGGCTTATCAAGCGAAGTGTAACTTCGCGGATGTATTCGGGTCAGTTAGATATTGGGATTTGATTATCTTTAATTTCTTACGAAAACGAGGACAGGTTCCACCACCAAAGAAGATGGCTCAAGACTCAAGAATTATCGGAGCGTATGTTAAAGAACCTCAAGTAGGTCAACACAAGTGGGTGATGTCATTCGATTTAAATAGTTTGTATCCTCATTTAATCATGCAATACAATATGAGTCCCGACACTTACATGAAGAAGATATTCAATCAAGAGATTAGTGTCAGTAAGATGTTAGACGGTGAAGTGGACCTTAGTATGTTGACTAACACAACAGTAACACCTAATGGTGCTTTGTTTAGGATAGACAAACAGGGGTTCTTACCCGAACTTCTAGAAGAGATGTATGATCAGAGGGTCTTGTTTAAGACTAAGATGATCGAAGAACAAAAGAGATTGGAGACTATTCCTAAAGACGACTTGGTCGCGAGGAAGGAATGTGAGTATTCAATTGTTAAATACCACAACAATCAGATGGTGAGAAAGATTTCACTTAATAGTTGTTACGGAGCTTTAGGTAATCAATACTTCAGATACTTCAACAGAGAGATCGCGGAAGGTATTACTACCTCGGGTCAGTTGAGTATTAAATGGGTAGAGAAAGCGGTTAACAATTATCTAAACAAACTGTTAGATACAGAAGATGACTATGTGATCGCGATCGATACAGATTCGATCTATGTAAGATTTGATGAATTGGTTAACAAAGTCAATCCAAAAAATCCTGTAGATTTCTTAGATACCATCGCGAAAGAGAAATTCGAACCGATGATCAATTCTAACTATGAAGAACTAGCTTCTTACACAAACGCTTATGAGAATAAGATGGAGATGGGTAGAGAGGTTATCGCTGACAAAGGTATCTGGACCGCGAAGAAAAGATACATTCTAAATGTACATGATTCAGAAGGTGTAAGATACAAAACTCCGAAACTTAAGATCATGGGAATCGAGACAGCGAAGTCATCAACACCTATGTGGTGTAGAAAGAAACTAACTGAAGGTATCAGAACATTGATGACTGGTACTGAACAAGATGTGTGGGAGTTCATTGAAGCTTCAAGACTGGAGTTCAATCAATTACCGATAGAAGAAGTATCATTTCCTAGAGGAGTGAGTGATATCAAGAAATATTACAACGCAGCTTCTATCTATAACAAGGGAACACCGATTCATGTTCGAGGTTCACTACTTTACAATAACTATTTGTATAAATACAATATAGACAAGAAATATCCTGTTATACAGAATGGTGAGAAGATAAAGTTTTGTTATATGAAACTACCTAATATAATGAATGAGAATGTTATTTCATTTGTCTCAGCTCTTCCTAAAGAATTCAATTTAGAGGATTATATAGATTACGATTTACAATTCTCAAAATCCTTTGTCGAACCTTTAGGTGTAATTTTAGACAAGATTGGATGGACAACAGAAAAAGTTAGTACCCTCGAATCATTTTTTGGGTAACCCCTTGACAGATCAGAGATCGGTGATATAATAGTAAGTATGACAGAAATAGAATACATCTTTTTATCTTTTCACATGGTAACATGGATTGGACTGGGGATTTTAACATCCCAAATAAAATCATGGAAACGAGAGATAAGACAACATATAGATTATGACAACAGTCTAAGGGCTTTGAGAAAAGCAGAAAGAAATAAATAAATTATGGAGATAATATACAATGAGTTATTTGAAAAGCTTAATAAAAACAACAGGTAATGAGTTCGCTTCTATCGTAGAAGACGGAGTACAGGCAGCAGATGTAAGTGGTTACATCGATACTGGTTCGTACATCTTTAACGCACTCTTATCTGGTTCAATATATAATGGACTACCTAACAATAAGATCACAGCGTTAGCAGGTGAATCCGCGACAGGTAAAACATTCTTCGCACTAGGAATGTGTAAACAATTCTTAAATGATAATCCCGATTCAGCGGTTATCTATTTCGAATCAGAGAGTGCAATCACAAAAGACATGATCGAAGAAAGAGGAATTGATTCTTCTAGAATCGTAATTGTTCCTGTTACCACAATACAGGAGTTCAGAACTCAATCAATCAAGATTCTTGATCAATATACTAAGGACAAGTCAGACATGAAAATGTGTTTCGTACTTGATTCATTGGGTATGTTATCAACAACTAAAGAGATTGATGACACAGCGTCAGGATCAGAGACCAAAGATATGACTAGAGCACAGTTAGTCAAAGGTACATTCAGAGTTCTAACTCTCAAATTAGGTAGAGCAGGAGTTCCTTTAATTGTAACAAATCATACTTACGATGAAATGGGATTGTTCGCTAAGAAAGTAATGGGTGGAGGATCGGGTCTTAAGTACGCGGCTTCATCAATCATCTTCTTATCTAAGAAGAAAGAGAAAGACGGGAAAGATGTTATCGGTAATATTGTACATTGTAAGAATGAGAAATCAAGACTTACTATTGAAAACAAGATGGTCGATGTAATGTTATCTTACGAGTCTGGATTAGACAGATACTATGGGTTACTAGACTTGGCAATCAAGTACGGAGTCTTTAAACAGACATCAACCCGAGTAGAACTACCAGACGGTACAACACAATTTGGTAAAACAATTAATAATAACCCTGAAAAGTATTTCACAACAGATATACTTGATCAACTAAACGAAGCTTCGAAGAAAGAATTTTTATATGGCAACACGACTAGAACAGACGATACTGAAGAATCTGATACAGAATGATGAATTCGTAAGAAAAACTTTACCCTACATTAAGAGTGAATTCTTCCAAGAACGAGACGAAGAATTCCTCTTTAAACAGGTCAGAGATTATTTCTTAAAGTATCAGACACCACCTACACCCGAAGCTCTCATCATTGATATTGATGAGATCGAAGGTATAGATCAACAACTTATATCAGATACAATGGTACTGATACGAGAAATCAAACAAGATACAACACAGACACCAGACGAGTGGTTACTCGATTCAACGGAGAAGTGGTGTAAAGACAGAGCAGTATACAATGGTGTAATGAGTTCCATCGCGATCATTCAAGACAAAGACGGACAGAAGGGTGAGATACCCGAGATTCTAAGAGAAGCTTTATCAGTTTCTTTCGATAGTAATATCGGTCATGATTTTATTGAAGATTGGGATGAAAGATATGAGTTCATGCACAGAGAAGAAGAGAGAGTTCCTTTCGACTTGGACTTAATGAATAAGATCACTAAAGGTGGACTTCCCAATAAAACATTGAATATATGTATGGCAGGTACTGGAGTTGGTAAATCATTATTTATGTGTCACTCAGCGGCTTCATCGTTACTTCGTGGTAAGAATGTATTATACATTACTATGGAGATGGCAGAAGAAAAGATCGCTGAGAGAATTGACGCGAATCTACTAGACATCTCATTAGATCAATTAGGTGATCTTCCGAAGATGATGTATGAGAAGAAGATCAATCGAGTCAGAGAAAAGACTAAAGGTAAATTGATCATTAAAGAATATCCAACAGCGACAGCTCATAGTGGACACATTCGACATCTATTACAAGAACTTGATTTAAAGAGAGAGTTCAAACCAGACATCATCTTTATCGATTACCTAAACATCTGTGCTTCGTTCAGAGTAAGACCAGGCAGTAATGTTAATTCGTATACTTACATTAAAAGTATCGCGGAAGAACTTAGAGGACTAGCAGTAGAGTTTGATGTACCGATTATGTCGGCAACACAGACAAACAGAACTGGTTTTGTATCTACCGATGTAGGACTAGAAGATACTTCAGAATCATTCGGGTTACCCGCGACAGCAGACTTTATGTTCGCTTTGATATCTACAGAAGATTTAGAAGAACTAGATCAGATCATGGTCAAACAGTTAAAGAATCGATATAACGATCCTTCGTTTCATAAGAGATTCGTATTGGGTGTTGATAGATCGAAGATGAGACTATACGATTGTGAACAATCAGCTCAAGATGAGTTAGTAGATATTGGACCAATCATGGACCAAACTGATACAGGTAAACGAATCAAATCAGAGAATACACAGAGTTTTAAATATTAATATGGAATGTTATCATTGTAATGAAGAATTGGTATGGGGTGGTGACCACGATATCGAAGACGAAAAAGGTCAAGTAATCGGATTGGAAACTAACTTAAGTTGTTCAAAATGTGACTCAGATGTAATAGTCTATTTACCAAAAGATATGATTAGATCAGCTTTAGGGTTGACATAGGGTGTACACTTATGGTATACTTACAGTATGGAAAATAAAAGAATAAAACAAATTTTTCTAGATATGGACGGAGTCCTAACCGACTTTGAAGGTAAATGTTCTGAAATGTTAGGTAAAGAAGTGTGGAATGATGACGCAGGTCATAATACATACGACCTTCATAAAAAAGAATTGACAGCTAGACATATGTTCAGAAAAATGGACCCTCTACCCGATGCGTGGAAGTTGGCTGATTGGTGTTTAAATTCAGGTATTCATACCGAAATATTAACAGCGGCTGGAACCATCAATAGAGAGATTGTCGTTAGAGACAAGATTGAATGGCTCAAAGAACATATCAATCCTCATTGGACTATAATTCCAACATTCAAAGGTAGTCAGAAAGCGGCGTTTGCTCATAAGAAAGCTGTTCTGATCGATGACAGAGATAAAAATATAGATTGTTGGGTAAAAGCTGGTGGAATAGGAATTCTACACACTTCAGCCGAAGATACTATAAATAAGTTAAATGAACTCATCAGTTAAAGATAAGGGGACTATCAAATCAAAGTCCCTTGTCGAACTTCTAAGACATAAAGTCGACTTGAAGAAAGAACTCATTGTCCTAAAAAAAGGACACGAGAACGAAAAACACCAAAAAGAACTGGTGGAATCTATCGAAGAGATAGAGGTGTTCTTATCCCAACATAGAATTCAAAAATAGTATTGACATAAATACTACTTATGAAGACCTTCCTCGTACAAATCAAAGAAGAACATACAATTGACGCTACTAACAGTCTTGGACATCCAGTAGGATACGATAACGCCAGAAAGAAACAATTACTATTACCCTTTCCAGATTATGAAATGATTAATCTAGAAGATTGGATGGGAATGTCCTATCCTAAAAATTCTTCACACGAAGTCAAAAATGAATTAAAGTTCTTAGCGTCAGAGATAGACCAAAGAACTGATTGGGAAGACGAAATGATCGAGTATGACAAAGAAGTCATGACCCCATTCATAGACTACGCTGATGAGTATGGAATAGAACTTGATATGACTAGGGTAGAAGACTTGATTGATCAGTCCGCTCCAATCATATTAATACTTAAAAAACACTACAATCGTCCTAGACCAGCAGTACTAGCTAAACATCTAGGTCTACCACTAACCAATTACCCCTTAAAGACGGCTAACACCCCATCGTATCCTTCAGGACATGCTGTCCAAGGTCGACTAACTGCTAAGTTATTAGCTGACATGATGCCTATAGAACATACAAATAATGTATTAGAGATTGGTAAAAGAATAGGACTCAGTAGACAGGTCGCTGGAGCTCATTATCCTTCTGATACCATATTTGGTATTAGACTTGGAGATGAACTCTACAGACTATCTAAGACCTCGATGGAACCCGATTTAACATTAGAATCATTAAAAGAATCATTAGACTATAAGAATCAAGAAGAAACCGAATTTGGTATAGATGTTGTAGCGGATATTGACAAACAAATAGGGTCAGTTAGTGGTGAAGTATCAAGTGATGATCGAGCAGGTAAAAAAACAAATAGTAAGAAAATTGGTGTACAAATACTTCTCAAAGCGAACGAGAGGACAAAATTTGTCAATCTAGCTAACGACATCGTTAAGGCTGATCCAGATTTATCGGTAGAAGACCCTACAGGTTCAAGAACAACCAAAGATTTCGCATTCATACATAAAGGTCTAAACAAAAAAATCTATGTAACAACAAGACCCGACAGTAAACGAGGTGGTGGTGCTAAAGCTGACCCCAATGAACTAATGTGTGCCGCGTTATGTACAATGAGTTCAATACCGACAATAAACACAATAGAAGACATGGACGCTTTAATTTTAAAAGTACAGGGTGTTATTGACTCAGCTAAAGTTATCGGTTATACTCAATTAGAAGTAGAAGCCATGGACAAAGATTACGATAATTTATGTAAAGCTGTCTCAGCCGCTGAAGCGATACCCACAAAATATCTTGGTGCCGATAAAGTATATTTAACTGGTAAGGCTTGGAGTGATGATGTTAAACAATTTCAAGTTACAAAATATGGTATGAAAGATTTCAACGCTTCAGATTTTATTATCAAGAAGGGTAAAAATTATTGTGGTATCTCATTAAAGAAAAAGAAAAGTAGTACTACAGGTGACCCGACATTAATCAATAAGGGGTTCACAACATTACTTCAAGGTAGTACCTTCGATACAGTTAGAGATGATTTAGATGATGCTTCGTATATATTTTACAGTAAAGTTATTAAAGTAGCTCAAAGATTCCAACAACTTAGACCGAAGATAGCTATAGATGGAGATGGTAATCCGTGGTTAACTCCAGCGTTGATGAAAAAACTTGGAAAAAAGGCTAAGAATCTATCCAAGACAAATTGGAAGACCTTTGTAACAGGACTACCAAACGAACTCATTAATTATCAATTAAAAAAATCAAGATCATTATTTAAACCGATGGCGGATGTTATAGAAGATAACGCTGACTTGTTCGCTGATACATTAATAAAATTAATACTCAAAACAGAATTGAAAGAATTACAAAAAGTTCATTTTGATTTCGCGTTGGTTACAGGTATTGGTAGAGTGTTGAAGAGTGGTCTAAAAATAGAAAAAGGTGACTACAACGATGTAGATACAATGACTACTAAATTGGATGAGCTTTTTAAGACAGGTAAACCCAACATGACATTAGACAAAAATAAAATCCAAGCGTTTGATAAAAATTCTACAGCGGCGATGTTATACATGAATTTATCTGTTGGTTCTAATCCAGTATGTGATGTCACATTAAGATACAAAGGAAATTTCGCGTCTTCACCTAGTTTTCTAGCTACATTCTCAAAAGACTTTAAGGACTCATTAAAATAATGGAATTTCTAAAAGAAGCAGCGGGTAAAAATCTACACTTAGAACATCTTGAAGATGAGATTCTAAACTTTGGTATCGCTGGTGGTAGAGGAGCAATTCAATTTCTACAATCACTTCGAGATATGTTCAAAGGTGGTTCAGGTAGTAAACTAAATGTAACAGTTAAATGGGATGGAGCTCCAGCGATATTCGCGGGTCCACATCCCGAGACAGGTAAATTCTTTGTCGCGAAGAAATCCCTGTTCAGAAAGAACCAAGACCCGAAACCATATTATCACTCATACGAAGACATAGACGCGGACACTGATGGAGTGTTGAATAGTAAAATGAAAATATGTTTAGATCAGTTTAGTAAACTTGGTATGACAGAGATACTTCAAGGTGACTTGATGTTTACAGATGATACAAGTAATAAAGTTATAGACGGAATTAATCACATCACATTTCAACCGAATACAATACTATACGCTGTTGAATCCGATTCAAAGATTGGTAGAGAGATAAAGAACGCGAAGATCGGTATAGTTTGGCATACAACATACAAGGGTAATACTGTAGAAGGATTAAGAGCTTCTTTTGGGGCTACTTTACCAAATAAATCCTCGAGGGTTTGGCAAGACGACGCGACTTACAGAGATGTATCGGGTAAAGCGACATTCACTTCATCAGAAACAGTTAAAGTTAATAAACTCTTATCAACAGCGGGTAAACAATTTCATAAAATCAACTCGGGGTCATTCAATAAATTTCTGAAATGGCAAGATGGGTTAGGTTCATCAGCCGTAGGGTCTGGGTTTAAAACTTATCTAAATACATACACAAGGGCTGGAAAAGTATTACCAAGAGGTAAAGACGCGGTTAAGTTATATCAACTTCATTTCACTAAATGGTGGAAAAAGAATAAATCCGAAAGTCCAGTACAACAATCTAAACTAAGAGAACATCTAAAGGTGATTAATAGTTCAGTAAAGACTTTAGAACAAGTAGTAGACTTTATGAGATTTTTAATAGAAGCTAAACTAATGATTGTAAAGAAAATGGACTCAGCTACAGGTATAGCTAAGACCTTCGTCAAGACAGATCAAGGATTAAAAGTAGTAGCCCCCGAAGGATATGTCGCGATTGACAGAGATGGGGAAGCGGTTAAAATAGTAGATAAGATGGAATTCTCATTTAATAACTTTACTGTAGCTAAGAACTGGGATAAATAGTACTATGGACGAAAGAAAACAACCACAAGACAAGCATGTTGATGATGTTGACGGAACACAACCTAAGAAGTACTATAAAGGTTTGAGTAAGAAAGACAAGGAAGATAGGGCTCAACACTTTAAGAAGGGTAGTAAGAAACCAGCACCAGGTGATGATGAGGTGAAGACTAAACCAAGTAAACATACACTCAAATTTAAAAAGATGTTTGGTGAAGGTGACGCTGATAAGTCATTGAATGATAAGTCAAAGAAGTCTGGAATTCCTGTAGGAATACTCAAACAAGTATTCAAGAGAGGTGTTAAGGCTTGGCAGACAGGTCATAGACCAGGCACTACAGCAGTACAATGGGGACACGCTAGAGTCAATTCCTTTATCACTAAAGGGAAAGGAACTTGGGGTGGAGCCGATAAAGATTTAGCTGGAAAGGTATAATGATAAAGAAACTTAAAACATTTGCGGACTTCGCATTACCTTCATATCCAGCACAGAATGAACCATCAGAAGATGATGGAAATTGGATTACAGGAGACCCACCTAAAGGTCATGTATGGAATAGTTCTAATAGTGCTGGTGAAAATATAGAAGATATGAAAAAACAAGTAAAAAAGGATAGAAAGTAATGAAAACATTTTTAGAACATATAGATTTTGGATTGTACGAGGGTAAGCATGTACCTTTAGATAGTCCTATGGTAAGAGTAGAAGAAGACGAGGATAAAGAACTCAACAAACCTAAACAAGGTGGTGCTAAGAAGTACTATGTTTATGTTAAAGACGGTGATAAAATCAAGAAAGTCTCATTCGGAGCAGCTGGTGGTGGAGCGAATCTTAAAGTTAAGATAAGTGATCCTGAAGCTAGAAAGAACTTTGCAGCGAGACATAATTGTGATACAGCGAATGACAAGTTATCTGCTAGATATTGGAGTTGTAGACTTCCACAATACGCGAAAGAGTTAGGACTAAAGGGTGGCGGAAGTTTCTTCTGGTAAACCTTACATAGACGAGGGTGATATTAGAACATTCTATTCTAATGTAAAGAGTGACGATTTAGTTTGGCACAGAGATTTACAGAACAGAAAAATTACAGTATTAGAAGGACAGGGATGGCAGTTTCAATTCAACGGTAGTCTACCAATGGAGTTGAAAGAAGACAGTAGATTTATGATACCTCATGGTATGTATCATAGAGTAATAAGAGGAAAAACTAAATTAGTTTTACGAGTAGAGAAAATATGAGTACAAGAGATCAAGACAATTTTATAGCTTTAGCCGCTAAAGGTTTTAAAGCCATGGCGAAAGATGTAGCTAAGTTTGATAAAGAGTTAGAGAAATTGGCCAAGGATGCTACTACATACGCGAAGAGGGGTTATCTAACATTCATGAACTTCTTTCAGAAGTTAAATGACGGTGATAAGTTAGCGTTAGCTGGTGAACTATCGTACTATACTAAACAAAAAGATAAGACAATAGAATTGATGTTAAAGTATAAGTATGAGTCAACAGAACTCAAACAATTCAATCAATTGGTAGAAGGTAAAGACAACGGAGCTACATTTACATACGGTAGATTCAATCCCCCAACAGTCGGTCACATGAAATTAGCAGCGAAGATGAAATCAATCTCGAAGGGACATGATGTTTTGATATACACTTCTCATACCACAGACAAGAAAAAGAATCCCCTAACAAACAGAGAGATACAAAAGTTTATGGGTCCTATGTTACCAAGTGGTATTTCCATAGTTGACACAGAGGCGAGAACAGTATTTGATGTTGTAGTATCACTCTATGACAAAGGATACAGGAATATACAGATGGTTGTCGGTTCAGATAGGATTGCGGAATTCGATAAGTTATTAAATAAGTATGATGGTGTCAAATCCCGACACGGATACTATAAATTCGACTCAATTACAGTTGTATCGGCTGGTGAAAGAGACCCCGATTCAGATGGGGTTGATGGTATGTCAGCATCTAAGATGAGACAGTTAGTTTACATGGGTGACAAAGATACATTTATTAAATCTTTACCTAATGGATATAGACTAGGTAAAAAACTATACAAAGCCGTACAGAAAGGAATGGGATTAAAAGAAGACATATTTCCATACTTCATGTACGAGGTATACAACCCTAGTCAACATGAATGGGGTACAGAAGCGGGTAGAGAATTTTATCAAGACTTCACACCTGGCCAGAAAATTATTGACTACTCCAAATTAAATAAAAATAGAACAGAACAAGAAGTACCGAAGAAAGTATTAGTAGATAAAGAGAAATTCTACAAAGAATTAAAGAAAGAAAGAAGTAAATTTAAAGGTGAATACGGTGACAAAGCTGATTCTATAATGCACGCGACAGCTATGAACATGGCTAAGAGGAAACATGGACTTTCTTAATTACGGAGAAGAAGATTTAGTACTCGATTTAGACGAGGGTGTCAACGACCCAGGAATCTTTAAAGCGATCATACTAGCTGGTGGACCAGGCAGTGGGAAATCATATGTTGCTAGAGAACTCGGATTGAAATCATTAGGTCTAGTTGTCGTCAACTCAGATACTTATTTTGAGATGTTGATGAAACGAAAAGGTCTATCTTTGAAGATGCCATCTTCCGAAGACGATGACAGAGAAGTAGCGAGAATGGCGGCCAAAGGATTAACAGATAAGAGATATAAGTCATTGATTGACGCTAGAATGGGTATATTAATTGACTCAACATCAGGTAATCAGGGTAAAGTATTTAAAATGTATAGAGAATTAATAAAAGCTGGATACGATGTGAAAGCTATATTTATTCAGACCGATATCGATGTCGCGTTGTCTAGAAATGACGCTAGAGATAGAACTGTACCACCCAAGGTAGTAACGGCATCACATAAAGCATCACAAGTTGTAAGAAAACAGTTAGAAAAAAGATTAGGTAGAGATTTTCATGTAATCGAGAATAACGGTGGTAAGATAAACACTGCTGGAATCTCGGGTAAATTGACAAATTGGGCTAGAACACCTAACAGTACTGCGTTAGAATGGATAGCAGCGGTTAAAAGAGGTTCAGATTCCCATGTCAGAGAAGACATAAATAATAATATGATTAAAAGATTTCAGGAGTACACCTCATGGCGATAGGAACTAGTAATGTATCATTCAGTGTAATAGCTACTGAACTTGGTGCTACGGCCAACTCCAATGTCAGTCTACAGACTTTAGGTACACAACAAGTAATAATAAATCCTTCAAATAGTAGACAAACATACACACTAACAGACTCAGTAACTTTAACTACACAGGATTCAGCTACATCCGACAATATGAATATGACGAGTTCTAGTAATGTTGAAGTGAGTGAATTTAAATCATACACACAAGCGAATCCGATACAATTTAGTTCATCTTCCGCTTCCAATTCTTCTACAGTAGAAACAGTTAATCACAACCAAGGAAGTATTACTGAAGGTGGATGTTCAGCTCCTGTTGGATTATCTGGTACGATATACGCAAAAAGAGTAGGTAATGATTTAGTATGGTATGCCGCTAGAGGAAACCAATCTTCCCAACCAGGAACTCATAAAAAAGAAGCTTCAGCTTTTACTAGTGATACTGAAGTCGCTAGATTAGCTGGTGTAGGTTCGAGTACGAATGTTGCAGTATCACTCTCAAATTTAGAACAGACAGGACCAACATTTGCATCTTTATCAGGTCACGGTACAGTTAGTACAGGTTCTACGAATTCATCATTGAATTCAACAAACACTAAAATAGGGTTTGAAATTCGTGTTGTGGGTATGATGGAAACAAATACAGCAACACAGGCTCTTAGACATAGATATAAATATACTTATACAGTTACAGCCCCGTCCAAAAGACCCAGAACTTTCGCGTTTTTTGTAAAACTCTGTGGTACTTATACGGCCCAAACTTCAATTTTTGATTGTTAATCATGTTATACTTAAATACAACAGAAACGATTCTACGAAAGGCTGATGGTACTTGTTACAATATAAAAGTAAAAGTATCAGCGTATAAAGACCCATTAACTATGAAAACAGTTTTAAAGAGAAGGTTAGCTGAAGATGTCGAACCAACAAGATCAATTACTACACCAGATTGGGAAAATAATACAGTATTGGGTTCGAGAGAACATAGTTTTCTAATACCAAAAAATAAACAAACAAACACAACTCCACATACAAGGGGAGAAACAATTACAGAATACTCCAGTTTAATAAATGACTGGAGAGAAATGTATTTAGCAGACGCTGATTTTACACGAATGCAAGAAGAATTATTAACAGAATTTGAAGCTGATAACGGTTATTACGAAAGTTAGAAGATTTAAAAGATATAAATACATACATAACACGAGGATATAAAAAATGGTAATTTGGAAACCAATAACAACAGAAGCTAATTTACACGCGTCTACTGTCTCAAACATAGGACTAAGTCGCTATGTTAGATTATTAAATACATCAGCAGTAGCTACAGAATTACTTGTCACATTAAAAAATGTCGGTACAACAACACTAGGCACATTTAGTGTAGAAGGTCAACAAGAAGTTATAATCTATAAAGAACCTTCAGACACATTGATTGGTGGTGCTGCTATTGAAGCTGTCGGTGTAGCAATCAACGGTAGTTAATAAATATTATGAAAGGAACAACAACAGTAAGTGACTTCAAAGACTTGAAAAAGGCTATTGAAGAAATAACAAAGAATCAACCCGCTGAGACTCGATACGAGAAACAAGCAAAAGTAATGGGTTATACTACAAAAGATACAGCAACTGTTGTCGTGGAAAATCTAAATGAAGCTTCGGCTTTTGATGGTATGACAAAAATTGTTAATGACAAACAAGCTCAGAAAGTCGGTGGTATAATGATCGATATGTTTACAGCTAGTGTCATATTGAAAGCATACACTAAAGTAAACGCTTCTAACAAAGAAAAGATGAAGAAAGCTAATGTACACACATTAGTAGCGTTAGCACAAAAAGTCATGGGACTGAACGCTAACTATGATAATCCGTTGAAAGGATTTCCATACAATGAAGTCAAAGAATCAATCATGAGTGAAAATGTTATGAGTGATATGCTTGTAGACATTCAACAAGGTGCTACAGCTAAAGAGTTATCTAAGACATATAAAATGCCTTTATCGACAGCTAAAGACTTCTTAAAATCATATTACGGACAGAAGAAACAACCTATGAAAATGGGTGAAGCTATAGACCACGACTGTGCTACTCATGTAGAACACATTAAATTTGGTTCAGGTGTATGTTTATCAGGACAACACGACCTAATAGAACAAGAAGACGGTTCATTCAAAGTAGAACACTATACAGTAAAATTTTCTCATGGTATAGAAGAAATGGTTTCTATTTATGAACTCAATATCACGAAACAAGAAGGTCATCAACATTCGATGGCGAATAAAGCTGGTCGTAAAAAATTAAAAGCTGGTTGGAAGAAAAAACCAGTCAATGAAGCTGGAATGGGTGATAAAATAGGTAAACTATTTAAAACCACAGATAAGAAAGAGATTGACGGTATATCTAATCTTATGAACATGACTGATATCAAGGTTCTTCAATCTATGATGAAACAAAATCCAAAAGGTTTCAAGAAAATGGCAAAGAAAATGGGAGAACTCCCAGCCATGGAAGAAGTCCAAGAAGAAACTATTCAAGAAGGTACATGGCAAACACCAAAGAATAAAGGCGAACTTAAAAAACTTATGGACCTTGTTTCAAAACCAGTATTCGCT